TAGAACTGGTTCAAAATCAAGGCGTAATTCAGCTTATTAATGGCTTTACAAGAAAACCCTATACGGTCTATATATGTTCCAGCGNATGTTACATCTGGNACGCTAGGAACGGGCGGACTTATTGATGTTTTAGCATCTGGGCAGGGAACAGATCCTGTAGTTGCTGATACAACGCATGATAGATCTACTAACGCGGGCGATTGGCATGAAATATACGTTGGTCAGTCATATTGGGGGTTATCTGCAACTTCTGTTGTTAGTGGAACCAATTATACTGGAACATTAGATGAAAATCTATTAGCTGCAGATGCTACTATTACAACAGATGATAACTCTGGTTTTGCAACGCCTCCGTCGTTGATAGTTATAGAAAACGAAATAATTAGATATACTGGTATTGATGGTGGTGGTACTAATTTAACGGGTTGTACTAGAGGGTATTTAGGAACTACTGATGCTGCCCATGATGGAACAGCATCTACAATAAGAATATATGATTATTACCAAGGAGAGGTTTTAACTATAGTGTATGAATCTGAACCAGAAATTTATGGTATAAGAGTAAAAATAGTTTCTAGAGCATCTGGAGTTGGGAGTCAGTATACTCCTAGTACTTATAATACATATAGATTTGAAATACCTCAAGATCATGTAACTATGGTCTTATATACAGATTTCGAGCAGGTATCCGTTTAATATGTCACTATCATATACATTAGTACATAGTTATCCTAAGGAAGAAATCAGGGCTATATTAGCGACCGAAATTCAAAGAAGATTAGAGGCCGATAAAACAAGATGGAAAGCTTTAGATGGCCCGCAAAAGAAGTTTGTTAATAGCGAGCATCCTCATATTCTTTTTGGAGGAGCGCGAGGTGGTTCTAAATCTGTGGGGATGCTTTTAGCTTTTAGGAAGCATGCGGAAAAATATGGAGAAGAAGCTCAGGGTTTACTCTTTAGGAGAACATATCCTGAAACTGGTGAGCTTGTAAAACTTGGCAGGTTTATATTTGTCCAGGAAGGTTGGGAGTGGAAGGTAGGAGAACGCAAGTGGGTTAGTCCTCAAGGTGCTGTGCTACAGTTGAAGCATCTCGATGAAGACGGGGACGCTATGAAGCTGCAGGGTTTCTCTGTTACATTCCTCGGCTTTGACGAGCTTGGTAACTGGCCAATGCCAGAGCCAATAGATTTGCTGCAAGCAACCATGCGGTCGGCAGCCGGTGTGCCCACTCTTTTTAGAGCGACGGCAAACCCTGGTGGACCTGGACATGGCTGGGTAAAAGAAAGGTATATTGATGTAGAATCTGATGGTAGAATCTTTATACCATCAAAGATACAAGATAATAAACCTTTGATGGATAATGACCCTGGATATATAGACAGGATTAAAGCGTCTGGTCCAGAGTGGTTGGTGAAAGCTTGGCTTGATGGTGACTGGAACGTTGCCCCAGGAGCTTTCTTTGAGAGCGTATGGGATCCGATGGAGCATGTTGTAGAACCATTTGAGATTCCACCGGAATGGAAGAGGTGGAAGTCGTATGATCACGGGTTTAAATCGCCTGCGGGATGTGTTTGGTTCGCGCAAGATTATGATGGAAACGTATACTTATATCGAGAACGATATTGGTGTGCTAAACCAAATGTTGGATCAGAAACGCCTATTGAAGATATCGCAAAGGATATACTCGACGCAGAAAAGAAGGAGAAAAAACGTGGTATTAAATTTAGAAACAATGTGGCAGACTCTGCGATCTTTATGCGTGACGGTAGGCATAAATCTGTTGCGGATACATTTTCTGATTATGGAGTACATTGGGAAGCCAGCAGCAAGGGTCCTGGTTCGCGTATCCAAGGGCTTAGTGAATTTGTCGACCGGTTGCATAGCAACTCTTTCAAAGTTTTCAATAACTGCAAGCACTGGATTAGAACGGTTCCTTCGCTCCCTTCCGACCCCAAAAGAATTGAAGATATTGACACGACTGCGGAAGATCATCTCTTCGATGCGACGAGATACGGATTAATGATGCGTCGGGCTAAAACGGTAAAACCAAAACCTAAGAAGAAACTACCGAGTAAATATACTCTTGAATGGTTAGATAATTTAGATGTTTTATATGAGGATAATCAATCATGGATTTAAATGTAATAGCAACTAATCCAGACTTGCAAGCTGATGTAGCGCCGGAAGCTAAAGGGTTAATAAAAAAGTTTCAAGAGAACGTTTATCTTTCATATACAAAATGGAAAAAGCGTTATAAAGAAATAGAGCATGCTAGACGTTATTCTCTTGGCCGTATAAACAGAACTAGTCAGGTAATAACTAGTGGTCAAGCTTTACAAGAATCTGGTAGAACCGTAAAAGGTAATGTTATTCATGCTACTCTTCAGGGTTTACTTCCGCATATTTATGCTAAGAACCCTGAGATTCAAATTAGGCCAGTTGAGTTCGTCGAACCTGGTGGGCAAGAATATAGAATGTCTGATTTGTTTGCTCAAACTTTAGAGAAAGTTTTAGAAGAGAGTTTTACGAAAGCAGATTTAAAGAAGGCAGCAAAGCAAGTAATCAGATCTTGCATGACAAGTAAAATTGGAATTTTGAAAGTTACATACCAAAGAGATTATTATACAGATCCCCTGGTTAGTAGACAATTTAATGATGCTCAGGAAAGTCTAGCAAAGATTCAATCTAATGTTATGTCTCTTTTAGACGAAGGCAACTACGATGGTGATCAGGATGAAATAATAGAAGAACTCCAAAGAACTGTAGCGGGTCTTCAGAATAAGGTAGATGTTATGTATCGAGAGGGTTTAAATCTTGGTTTTGTTAAACCTGAAGATTTCAGAATGGATACATCATTAGATAGTTTACTTGATTATGAAGATGCTAAGTGGATGGCAAACTGCACTTGGATGACACCTAAAGAAGCTAAGGAAAGATTTGAGTTAACTAAAGAACAATGTGAATCGCTTACTATATATAAACGAACACAAGGCGGTATACCTGGAAGATTAAATAGAGACAATAAATCTAGTTTTGATTTCGACGGCGAAGAAGATGTAAATCTTGCCGTGGCTATTTGGGAGTACTGGGATAAAGGAACTATGACCGTTTATACCTGGGGAGAGGGCGGCGGCTTCTGGATAAAGGATCCTTTTCATCCTAATAGAATGGGAGAGCGTTGGTGTCCTTTCTTTATCTTAGGTCTTAACTGGATTGATGGTCAAGAATGGCCGGTTTCAGAAGTAGAACTCTTGATGAGTCTGCAGGATGAATACAATACTGTCAGAGAACAGATGGCAAAACATAGAGAGTTATCGGCTCCATTCTTTATTGCTGATTCTAGTCGAGTAAATTACGAAGATATAGAAACGTTTTCGAACGCCACGATNGGTGATATAGCTCTTATTAATGCGGGTGGTACCGGCGTTAATACTGTGTTTCAACCAGCTCAAGTTCCACCTATGAATTACCAAGTTTATGATACCACCCCTATTAGATCTGATATAGAATGGATCAGCGGTTTGGGTGATGCTCAAAGAGGTGGTATAATGAGGGCCAANACAGCAACAGAAGCTAACATCCAAAACGAAGGATTAGCTACTAGAGTTTCAGAAAAAATAGACGCGGTAGAGATGTGGCTAAAAGATATTTCAAAATTTAGTTCACAGTTATTGATTCAAGAGGTTAGTCCTCAAAAGGCTGTAGAAATTGCGGGACCACATGCTTTTTGGCCAATATTGAACAAACAGCATTTATACGATTCTATTTATATTCAAATTACGGCCGGCAGTACCGCAATGCCTAATGAGAANGAGGAGCGCATGCGCTGGATAGAGTTAATGCCTATAATTATGCAGAACGTTCAAATGGTTCAGCAGCTAAGAGACGTNGGTGTTCCGGATGAGTTTAATCCGTATGTTCAATTGCTAGAAGAAACGTTTAAACGTTTTGATGAGAGAATTGATGTGTCTAAATTTATGCCACCGTTGCCGGATCAGATGCAAGANCAGGTTATGCAGAATCAAATTATGAAATCATTAATGATGGGAGGAAAAGATCAACAGCAAAATCCAGGACCTCCAGGGATGAAGATGCCTTCTGATATGACACAGCAATTTAACGAAACAAGAAACGTTCCTAATAATCGCGTTGACCAGCGAGAAAGGAACCAATACAGACAACCATCTTAAGGGAGAAATAATATGGCTGATACTGGGGAAAATAAAGTATTATCAAACGATGAGATGTATGAATCTACTAAAGATGTACTTTCTGAAGCTATAGATAATCTACAACCTGAGGAGGATTATAGTGAACCAACGCCGCCGACTTTCGATGAAGCTCAGGAATCTCAAGAAGAAGAGAAGGTGGAAGCTAGCGCTGAAGAGGNGTCGAAAGAACCAGTTATTGATAGCGAACCAGTTGAGCAANCTGAGGATTGGAGAAAAGAGGTTGAGGACAAGGGAAGATTACCGGTAGAATTATCTGACGAAGATAAGGAATTTATAGGTAATTTAAAACCAAAGGCTCAGGATAGATTNAAAGATCTNGTTCACAGAGCAAACGAAGCCGAAGGTAAAGTATCTGAATATGAGACGGGGCACCAAGTATTTGGGCATATAGCAGAAAGTACTACAAACCCGGATCAATTAAATTGGGCTCTCGGTCTTTTTAAGAATTTAAACTCAGGTGATTATGATGCCGCTCGAGCCGGTTTAAAAGAATTAGATAAATTTTCAGATCAAGTCGCTCAAAAGCTTGGATTAAATTCGGCTTCAAAAAACGAGGCTAGCACTTACGGAGATTTTACGGATTTATCTAAAGCTGTAGAAGATTTAGATATGAGNGAGGACTGGGCGAATAAATTAGCTCAAGAAAGATCGAGTACAAATGCGCGCGTGCAAGCTAGATCCGAATTTGAACAGGATAACGTACGGGCCCAAGAGTATCAAACATGGTATAATAATGAGGCAGAAAAAGCTTATCAAGGTATTCAAGAGTGGGAAAAAGGTATAGTTGATTCTGATCCTGATTATATGCTTAAGAAAGAAATTATGATGGATGTTGGTGCCAAAATAGCTAACTCTGATGCTAAACCATCAGATTGGTTATCGACACTAAAAAGCGAGTACGANATTTTATCTAGAGGGATGACCGCTGCCTCTAGTAAAATTCCAAAGGCTAGTAGAGATTCTGGGCCCCTAGCACCCAGTGGAAACAGCGGATCACAAGGCAGTTCTGGTTATTTAGAAACAGCTGAGGTTACCCCGGAGTTTCTTCAGGCTCATCTAGACCAGATGCATTCGTAACAGGTAAGGACGCAATAACTAAGAAATCGTCCGCTTAGTAGCACGTATGGGCATTCGTGTAGCCAACCCTGTTCCATTAACTTTACATTACCTTAGGAGGTAATATTATGGCAACACAAACAGCTCTAGCTGCTGCCGACATTACCCAATTGGGTTATGTAGCTCTTCAGAATTATTTGAAGAATAAGCCTATTGACCAGGTCGCAACAGAGCGGCCCTTGCTCAAAGCTCTCATGGCTAAGAAAAAGACATGGGGCGGCGGTAAAGAAAATATCGTTGAGCAGATTCGCACGGGTTATGACAACAACTTCGAATGGTTTGGTGACACGTCGCTGAACACGTCGGATACTGTTGGTTATAACACTCGCGATACGGTTCGGCAGGCTTACTATCCTTGGAACTCGGCTCACGACGGTTTCCAGTTTTCTGAAGACTACCTAATTGGTAACGGCATTTTAGTCGGTGATTCGCAATCACCTCGTAACTCAAGCGCTGCTGGTCTTGTGCAGTTGACCAACGTCTTCAATGAGTCCATGGAGGTTCTACGTCTAGGTTTTGAAGAGATTCTTGACCAGTCGTTGCATCTTGATGGAACTATCACTGTTGGTGGTGGCACTTCAACCGCAAGTAAGGCTATTAATGGTCTAGACTTTATAGTTCCTTTAGATTCTCGTACAGGTACGGTTGGCGGTATCGACCGCGCTACTAACAGTTTCTGGCGCAGTAACTATGATACGGGTAGTGGTCTGAATACGTTCGGCACTACTACTCCTACCGGTTATGCTGGAAGCGCTTTACTGGCTCCTATGCACGTCATGTGGCGCGCTTGTCAGAAGAATGGCGGGACTCCGAACTTTATTTTAGCTGGTACTGATTTCATTAAGTCTTATGAAATTGCTGCAGATGCAAAAGAGTCTCGGTATGCTGTACAGCCTGGAACGGCACAAGCTCCTTGGAATATGGATCCATCTCTAGAAATTAAAGATGGCGGTACTTTTACCGGTCTATTCTTCCAGGGTGTACCCATTATTTGGGATCCGGTTTTCGAAGATGTTGATGCGATGTCTGGTGCTAGTGTTAGTAACGGTACTAATGTGGGATGGTCCAAGCGTTGTTACATGCTTAATCTAAACCATATGCATATCCGCCCAATCGAGGGTAACGATATGATCGCAAGGAAACCTCCGCGCGAGCATACCAGTTATAACTACTACTGGGGTATGACATGGCGTGGTTCGCTTACTGCAAACCGCATGAATTGTCATGGCGCTATTATAGCTACTGGTTCGTAACAAACTTGAATCTTGGGGGCTTCGGCCCCCAGGTTCTTTTGCTTAAAGGAGTAAATTATGGTGTTATCAAGGAATATGAGAGCAATGGATCGGATGTTCGATCGAATTATGGATGTAACGGGTGCTGGTACACCTTTTAGAGCGGTTGAGAACGTATTTGATAGTTTTGAAAGATCAATACCGCGCGAAAACGGTGCAACCTTCACATATTACAAAATGGTTCCAATTCAATTCAAGGTTAATGTTCTACCTGATGGTAGTGTACATTACGATGTAATTGAACCTGAAACCGAAAAGGGAGACAAAGATGAAAGTACCGATAATTGAAACTGAATACACTAAAGATCAATTTTCTAAATATTGTAAAATTTTTCCAGCTCATGAACTTCCATTGTATCAGCACAGATATGGAACCGAAAACATCGAGGTTCAAGGAAAAACAGATACATACCACGATATTGAAAACATAGAAGATGAGATTAAAAGGCTTGTCGAATATTATGGAAAAGAAACTTTAAGAACAGTTTTTGGTGCTAATTTTGTAGATACTGTTGAGTTTTCTATAACTAAAATAGTATCTAAGGAGAAAACGTAGATGGCGGCAAGAACACTCGCAAGTCTAAGGACGGAATTAGCACAGAGGCTAGGATTTAGTTCGTCTGGCTCTGGAGCTATTCTCCAGTCTGATCTGCTTGATTCCGCTCTTAGAAGCGGACAAGAGCAATTGTTTTATGAATTCGGGGATTTGTTGACTCATGTAGTAGATGATTCCCTGACTACAACGTCCGGTGTAAATCTTTATCTGCCCCCTTCCAATTGCGATTTAACAAAACCGTTAACTGTTTCTTTAAACAGAGGGGGCTCCGGTCGTTTTTATGAAATGCAGATCGGTATTGGTATTAGAGAGCACAATATAGATGCGGTAATAAACAATAGATTACCCTGGCGTTGGGATGTATTAGATGACGGGGGTATTCCAAAGATAGAACTTTGGCCAACACCCAACGATACTAGTAATATGAAACTAGAATACAACGCATCGTTAGGTGATTTCACCGCAGATATAGACAAATCTAGTATTAATCCGCAACTTATTTTGTTGCACGCGATTACTACGATGAAAGCTCATTATAGACAACCAGATTG